ACATTCGCAGAACCATAAAAGTCAGCTCTAACAAAGTCAGACTCAGCAAGCATTTCAGCTTCTTTGTCAACACCGCAAGCAAGAGTCATTCTACTAATATCAGAACCGTTTTGTAGAAGTTGTCTTCTCATTTCTAAAACTTGTTCTTTAACAGTTGTAAATGTTGCTTTAGAAACTTGAACACCAGCAACAGCATCAATTGTAGAAATAATTTGTTGGTCAACATTTTTTGCATGACTTAAAGATGCTCTCATTGCAGCTTCAATCTTGTATTCAATTGTTGACTGATAAACGTCTCTACTGTCGTATAACCAAGCAATGTAAGCATTGAAATCAAGATTAATTTTGTCACTTGAATCAGTAAGTACAGTTGCATCAGCAGCAGCACCAAACGCTCTGTTTACAACAGAAAAGTTTGATAGTTTAGGTACGTTGAAAGAAGTTGTTCCCTTTCCAGCAAAAGCACTTACGTCTCTTACAGTTCCAGCAAGAACAGATTTTTCAATTAAGTTTTTTTGAACAGCAGCAACGATTAAATCGTTCTTAGAGTTCGGTAGTGTTTGGATAGCATCAGCCATTTTACATTCCTTTGTTATTAGTTGTTATTTTAGTTTATCTTTATTGGCTAGTAAGTGAGCAACTATCTCGTCAGCACTAGCCGTTTGTTTATTAAATTCTTTTCCGTCTGGTCTGTTGATTGGATTATTATTTGGTGATTGATCTATAACATTGGCTTTAGTTTTAAAAATTTCGCCATATCTTTTCATGTGATCTTCAACCAAATTTGCAACATCTTCCGACTTTGCATTAAACCTTTCATCAAACTCTACAACACCCTTTGCATCATGGTCTATTAGTTTAGTGAATACTTCAAGTTGTGTACCCTTTAAACCTTTAGAGATTGCCATGTTTTCAATAGCCTTGTCTAAAACATTTTCCGCAAAAGTTTGTTTCAGTTCAGCATTTTCTTTTTGGTATTCAGAAACTTTGTCTTTTAAGCTACCGATAACACCTTCAAAATTGCCTTTCTTTTGCTCGCTTTCTAGTGCAATTGCATCTAATTGAGCTTGCCTTTCTTTTGCTAGTTGTTTGTAGCGAAACATATCTTCTTTATACTTGTTAGTATTAGTTGGATTTGTCTCGTTTGTTAAATCAGTTGGAACACTGTTCACTTCTGGTTGAGCCACTGGCTCTTTAACTAAATCTTTCATTTTAAGTTTCCTTGTTTTTGTTTATTGTGTCAACACGGTTGACTTTACTTTAAATTTTTAAATAAGTTATCCTTGATAAATTTAATCACCTTAGATTTGGTTTTGCTACTAAATTTTAAATAATCGTAGTATTTACTAACACCGTCTGAAATATCTTGGTAAGTTGATCTTTTCCCTTTTGCTGTCTTACCTTTTTTATAGTTCTTTATTTGGCTGTAAGTTCTTTTCTTTTTACTGGTGCTTAAATCGCCCCTAGATATTTTGTACTTTTTATGAGTTTTGTTGCTGTGCTCCAAAACAATATCAGCACGACCATCACCGAATTTAGCTTTAACATTGTTTATTAGGTCTTGAAGTAACTCACCTGTAAATGTTATATTTATTTTATTCAGCTTATATTTAGGGTCTAACTTATTGTAGCGACCATTTTTTCTTCGCCATTCCCTATATTTTGCACTTGGCGAACCATATTTAGTTTTTTTAATTTCTTTAACAACAACCATTGCAACACCTTTGCGGATTGCCGGTGTTCTTAACTGTGTTGTTATTCGTTTTCTAACAGCCAGTTTTACCTTGTTTAAATTTGTTACTTTTAAAGTTGCCATTAATTAGTTTGCTCTATGTCTAGTTGGTCTATTGCTGCCCTAAGTGCTGAAAGCGATGTTGTTGTTCCGGCGGCTGCTTTACGTTTTTCTTCTTTTGTTTGTGCAATTTCTTTTGCAAGTGCTTTTGCTTCTGCATCAGTAACACCAAAAAATTCTCGCTTTGGTAGCGTGTCGCCAGTGTTGTGATTATATGACTTAAGTGTTTCTTTGCCTTTCTTCATTTGTATAAAAACACTATCAGATTTTTCTTTTGATTTTCTTCTGCCTAAACCGTCTAGCATTTTCCCTTTTAAAAATAGGTCTACACTATCGCGAGTAACACCTTTTGCATCTGCATATTCTTTTGAATACTTTTTAAACTTACCACCATTTATTGTTCTACCATTAAGGGTTCTATTTTCAATTACGTCAATAGCCAACTCGGAAAATAGTTTCTTCTGCTTTTCTGTTGGCTTTTCACCTAAATATTCTTTAAGGTTTATTTCTTGTGATAGCTCTTTTAAGCTAACAACCATGCTACCTCTAGCTCTCTTCTTCTTCGACATCTTCATCATCCATTGTTGGTATTTTATTAATTACAATTGGTGAAAGTTTATTATCTTTTTTAATTTCTTCTAGCAAGTCTTGTGCTTTTTCTTCATCTTCAATTCCGTGCAACATCATCACAGCTTGCTTTCTTGACATTAATTCCATATCCAATTTCTTTTCTATGTTAGTAAGCTTCTCAGTTTCAGTTTCAATCATTTCTGGTTTGTAATAATCTAATTCTAGCTCACTGTTTTCTGGAAGATTAACAAGGTACTTTACATCTAATTGTGTTGCATCTAAAACACTTAGCCACTTTTTAATTATTCCAAATATTTCATCTTCGGCACACTTAAAAGCCTCGTAATCATCAACATGTGATTCTATTTTACTAAGCATCATTAAATATCTATCAATACCGCTTGAAGCCTTTTCACTATCGCCACGGCTGTTAACAACTGAACCGCCAAGACCTTCGCTTGTAACAAAGTAATTTAAAAACTTATCAATAGCTTCTGATATTTCACTTATGTTTGAAGATGGATTAGTAAATTCAAAATCAACTTCTGTGTCTGGGTTATCTGTTGGCAGCTTTAACAACATTGATGCACCTATAGTTACATTTTGTGGCATCATGTCGCTTGGTGCTTTTAAGACACCTATTGCATATCCATTCATTTTAATGTTGTTACTTAAATCTGATAACTGAGTATTAAACTGTATTGTGAAGTCTGTTAATGAGTTAGAGCTTCTAACAAAAAATTCAAAGTCTTTATCTTTAGAAACTTCAAAGAAAGGCATCATGCCAATTGGATTTGTAATATCTAATTCTGTTGAAGCTTTACCAGTTTTAGGGTCTATAACTTCACCTAAACCGTTCATCATAAAATGATAGTCTTTTGACCATACAATATATTTTTCTACATATTTTTGAAACTGATACTTCTCTGCAATCAATAAGTTTTGGTCTTCACTTGCTGTTGACCTGTTAGACCTTCCGGAAATGCCTGTTGCAGTATCATAGTCTTTTTTATCTGTGTCGTGTTGTATATAAAGAGTTCTATCAAATGCACTTAATATGTAAGCTTCTGCAATTTCCGGATCATCTATGCTTGGCACAACATCTATTTGATGCATTTTCATAACACGGCAAATTAGTTTTCCATTCTTTGGAACAATCATGCCAATAGTTTGGTCTTGATATATATAATTTTTGTTAGCCTTGTTGAGCTTCATGTCTAGCTTCATGTCTTTATAAATAAGTTCCATCACTTCTGATTGTTCTGTGCTTGTATCAGTGAATCTTCTTGTCGGCTTTCTTTTATATATTGTCGCTTTTTTGTCTGTGATAGCTTTTTGAATATTTATGCTACTTACAATAGGCATTTCTTTAACAGAATTAAGTTCTAATTCACCTTGCAGTTTTTCTTTAACATATTGTTCTAATCTACCACCGGCAACTTCTGAGCTTTTTAAACTAACTTGCTTTCTTGCTTTATTGTTTTCGCTGTTAATGTTGGCAATCAAACTTTGTCGCTCGCCTTGGCTTAGTAAATTAATCATCTATACATTCCTATCTTAACTGGTTTCTGGTTTTGGTATTTTGGATCATGCTTATACATAAAATAGTACCTAATCATATCGCAAGCATCATCATCTTCTTTCACTGGGTTTTCATTTTGTATAATTCCATCCTTCTCAGGATATTTATATCTTTTTAATCCGTCAATTGATTCTACGCATAAATGCCCGACGAAAAACCTTATTTTATCATTTGCATTTTTTATGTAAGACCTAACAACAGCACAACCAGCGTTAATTCTTGATGTTCTGTATTTAAACCTAACACCATGATTATCTAAGAACCACTTAATATTTGATTTACCAGTTTGTTCACGCTCTTGGTTTCCGGCAATATCACAAATATATTCTTGTACGTTGTATGGTCTGCTTGCTATCCACTTTGCTAAGTCTTCTAATTTAACTTTGCTTTTTATCATTTCATCAATTAAGTAAACTTCATCTTTATGCGGATTATACTGAAACATACCAACAGCCATAGGGTGAGACCATCCCCAGTCAACGCAGCAAACAACCGGCAAAGATGGATCGTACATTAAGTTGTGAACAATATTGTCGTCACTAAAGTCTGAATACACTGCATTTTTTGGTATAACATCCCAACATATTTCAAACATCGCCCTAAAGGTTTGGGGGTCTAGTAAGTTTCTATTTCTTTCTAATTCTTCTTGTGGATAATATGGGTTATCTGATGTTCCCCATTCAAAACATTCAAAAGCTTCATCCATTTGCTCTTTAAAATATTTGTATGCCCAGTGTTGTTTCGGATTAACAAACTGCACACCTAAAGAACCGGTGCAAATTATATAGCCTTGTGAATCTGAAATCCTAGCTAAACATTCTAAAAATAATTGTTCTTTTATTTGAAATACTTCATCAATCCAAATCCAATTTGCTTTAACACCTTCTATTCTTTCTGGTCTATCACCTGACATTCCATATATTAAAGACTCTTCACG